GTAAACTGACCGCAAGCTCCTACTCCAAGGTCGTCTCCAGCAAATCGCTGAAGTATGCTGAGCTTACCAAGAATCCACGAGAGCAACCTTGTTACGTGTCACCTATGGCAAAGCGACAGTTCGAGGTATTCGAGGAGCTTATGGACGGGCGCAAGCTCGCCTCTACTCTGAATCCATCAGGTCTTAAGGGCTTGGTGGAGAAAGAGGTGGCTCGTGTCTACGAGGACGCAATGGGGTGTTCTCTAAGTAAGGCTGCTGCCCTTAAGCATATTGACTGTATGCTTGCGGACGTATACTACAAGGAGGATGACCTTCAGCCACACCGCCCGTCCTTTGCGATGGAACGTGGGACTAGGCTGGAGGAGGTGGCACGCATCGACTTCGAGATGCGGACTGGCATCACGGTTGAGGAGGTTGGCTTTATTGTCAACTCCGACATCGGCAAGCACATCGGCTGCTCTCCAGACGGCATCGTAGACGGAGGTAAGGGAGGCTTGGAGATCAAGTGTCCACTACCACCTACGCATCTTAAGTATCACAGAGAGGGTAAACTACCAGACGAATACAAGGCTCAGGTTCACGGCTGCATGGCTGTAGCTGGTGCTGACTACTGGTGGTTCACAAGTTTCTGCCCAAATATTAAAGATTTTACTTTACGAGTAGATCGAAATGACTACACTGAAAACCTAGCGCGGAGCTTGTCAGAGTTTGATGAGCTTTACGCACAACACAAAACAAAAACACAACACCTAACACAATAAAAATATGAGCAAACTAATCGCAATCAAAATTGACGTAAGCAAGATCGACAAGGAGCGCCTGTTCCAAGGTAAAAAAGGTTCATACCTTGATGCCACTGTATTCCTCAACGATGAGGAGGGACAGTATGGTGACAACGGAATGATCACACAATCCGTATCCAAAGAGGAGCGTGAAGCAGGAGTCAAGGGCAACATCCTTGGCAACGTGAAGATCCTTGGCGAGTTTGGCGACAATAACAGCAAGCCTAGTGCGCAAGCACCTGCACCCATGGATGATATCCCATTCGCCCCTGTAGACTGGATTTAAACCCTCGTTTCATATATAATAATAGTTGCCTCGCTCCTTCACGGGGGCGGGGTTTTTTTTAACACAACAAAATCATGAGCGCAAAGAACAGTCAAATAGGCGGAAGCCATTACACAAAGCTGGCTATCCAGCCAATCGAATACAGCCACAAGAACGGGCTGAGTTTCCTTCAGGGGTCAGTAGTCAAATACATCACCCGATACAAGGACAAGAACGGAATTGAGGATCTCAACAAGGCAATCCATTGCATCAAACTTTTACTGGAGCTAGAATACGATGCTTAATGAATACATAGAGGGAACACCAAAACCCCAGCCCAGAGTTAAGGCAGTCAACCGAGGCAAGCACGCAGGCGTGTATACCCCAAAGACGGCAGACGCATGGCGCGAGACTCTCACTAGAGGTCTTGCACGGCACGTTGATAAGCGACTAGAGGGAGCGTTAGCTGTCAAGCTGAGCTTCCACCTGAAGCGTCCCAAGAGCCACCACCGCACTGGTAGGTTCTCTCACATCCTGCGTGATGATGCGACCAAGTATCACACGAGTAAGCCAGACGTGGATAACCTTGCCAAGCTTGTCCTAGACGTGCTAAGTAAGATCCGATATTACAAGGATGACTCACAGGTCGTGCTTCTTTATGTAACAAAAGCGTATGCTGATGACATTCACCCAGAAGGAGTTAAGATAGAAACTGAAGTTATTAGCTAAATAAAATTGACAGGAGTAGCTTTTTATGGCAAAACTGTCCCGACAACCTTGGCAGGGCGTTCATATACGAGTAAAAACTTTTGCTCCCTTTTTGATCCAGCGTCCTGCCAGACTTTTTTTTATGGATTGAATTGGGAGCTTTTACTTTAAAAGATATGAAAATGTATTCGATAAATAGATGGAGCGAGGTGTTTGAAAACGCAGACTCTCGCAAACGGCAGCGGCTGGGGTTGTATTACATGCCCAGTGGATGTGATAGCTCAGGATATCTCGGACTCATGTCTGAGTTTGAACCAGCAGAGGCATGGCAGGCGTATGGCATATTCGTGGCACTGTGTCAGCATACCGCTACGATGACCAAGGATGTGCGCGGCACGTTCCAAAATACTGATGGCTCGGCTATGACCACAAGGAGGTTGGCTTTAATTGTTAGAGCGGATCTTGGTATACTTGAGCGTAGTCTGGAAATCCTTATGGATCAACGAGTTGGGTGGGTGTCTGCCACTGATGTGCCAGCAATCTGCCAGCAATCTGCCAGTGACGTGCCACAAAATTCTGGGTTTGTGCAAGGAGAAGGAGAAGGTGAAGGAGAGGGAGAAGATAATACTACCGCATCTGACGATGCCGAGAGAGTCTGGAGCAGCTACCCAAAGAAGACAGACAAGCCAATGGGAATCAAAGCCATTCGTAAGGCTCTAAAAACGTATACAGCAGATGAGCTAATAGAGCGAGTGGTATACTACGCTCAAAACAATACCGAGACTAAATACCAAAAAGGCGGCGGTCGATGGTTCAGAGACAAGCGTTACGAGGACGAGGTTAAACCCACTCAGCAGCCATCATCACTACCTAAATCACTACCTAACCCTAGAGGATACTAATATGACAGAAAAAGAATATAACGAGATGCACAAAGCTATGGACGACATAGCAGCATCATTTACAAACACCATCGACCACGACCCCATCAAAGCCAAGGCTCTGATTTCTCAATATCTCGACCTTATCGCATCAAACTACAAAAAACTAAAACAACTAAAATGAAATTCACTAACTCAATATCCGAAGCTTACCTAGCATCAGGAGTTCTCAATAGACCCGAAGATGTCATACCCCAACTAAGGGGTGAGGGCATAACCGCTGACTATTTCCACAACTACCTACCAAAACTCATCTGGCGCTGCGCTGGTAAGATGGTGGATGATGGGAGGCTTCACGAGATATCACTACTGGAAGCCACTGATGAAATTAGAGGCTTGGCTGGCGGCGAGGAACTAGGGCATGACATAAGCAAGATTCGCTCCGAGTGGTGCGGCTTTGAGTTTATGAAGAACCATCTCAAGACAGTCAAGTCCATGTATGCTACCCGCTTTGCTCAAAAACAGCTCGCTAAGGCGTTGCAGGAGCTAGAGGAGGGAGAGACACCTGAATTGGTTTCAGACGCAGCTAGGAGCGCCTCAGAGGGCATTATGGCGATTCTAGAGAGCCAAGCTGGTTGGAAGGAGTCAAAGCAATCCGCTGAGGAGTTTGCCGAGCTGCTCAAATCCATCCACCTAGACAAGACCACAGCAGGCACACCGTCTGGTATTTATGAGATCGACAATATAACTGGAGGTCTGGGTCGGAACGAGCTGTGGGTAATTGGAGCGCCCACAAGCGGAGGAAAGACAGTCCTGATGCTGCAAATGATGAATAACTTCCTCAGGCTAGGCAAGCGGGTTATCCTGTTTTCACTGGAGACAGAGGCAAACATGGTACACGCAAGGCTGGCGGCTAATGAGATGAACCTAGACATGGGGCGCATTCTCGGCAAGTCACACGAGCCACTAATCAAGGCTGATCTGATTAAGCTGAGAAGTTACATTGAGGATACCAAGGAGGCTGGAAATCTCATTATATGCGATGAGGACTCCATGACCCTCGAATCGGTAATATCCAAGGCTCAACAGGTGAATGACATTCAGGGGGTTGACCTGATTGTGGTTGATTACATCCAGCTTGTCTCGCTTACCAATACGGCAGACAAGGCAAGGCACGAGCAAGTAGCTGAAGTTACCAGAACCATGAAGCAAATGGCAAAGCGGTTCCAGTGTCCAGTGCTTACCGCCACACAGTTAAACGATGACGGCAGGGTGAGGGAGTCCAGAGCGATTGCCCATGATGCTGATGTCCTGCTTACAATTAACGAGGATGGCATATATGTAGCCAAGTCCAGAAATGGTCAGCGTGACGTGACGATGAACTTAACACTTAACGGGAGACTGCAAAGATTTGAATAATATGAAAAAATGTAGAATATGCAATACGGAAAAGCCATTTGATCAGTTCCACAAGTGTAAGCAGCTTAAGGATGGTCACGACAATCGATGCAAGCCATGCAAAAAGGTAGCATCGCAGAAATACTACCTTGAGAACAAGGATAAAATTATTGCCAAGACAATCGAGTATTACCATACCAACAAGGAGTGGTTGAATCCTATACGCAAGAAATGGCGAAAGGAAAACCACAAAGACATCATGGAACAAAAGCGCATCTACATGAATAAGCGAAGGAGTGAGTCTGTCGAGTTTAGGATGCTGGAGAACATAAGGCGCAGAGTCAATTCGTTCCTTAAGGCTGAGGATAAGAGCGACAGGACGATGGAGCTGGTAGGATGCGACATGGAAACCTTTCGAGCACACATTGAGTCACTATTTACTGAGGGCATGAGCTGGGATAACTACGGGATGCACGGATGGCATCTGGATCATGTGACCCCCTGTGCCAGTTTTGACTTGAGTGACCCAGAGCAGCAAAAAAGGTGCTTTCACTATACAAACACGCAGCCGTTATGGGCTTTAGACAACCTAATTAAGGGCGACAGGATGCCAGAATAACATGAAAAAGTTCAAACTAAAAAGACCGTCTGAGTCAATAATCAGCCAGTGCTTCGAGTTTGCCAAGAGCAGCTCGGTCACATCATTGGATGAGTATGCACGGCGCAACCAGAACGCAGGCGACAAGATCATACAGGACATCTACTATGGGAAGGTGGCGGAGTTTATGGTGAGCAACATGCTACTAGAGCATGGTCGCCAACCATCAACCCCCGACCTAGAGATATACCAAGCACGCCAGAAAAGCTACGATGCAGACCTGACGTGCAATGGCGTTGCCATCCATGTAAAGAGCCACATGTATTCAGGATATTATCCAGTGAGCTGGGTATTCCAAAAGCGTGACAGGCTCACGCAGGGAGGCTCTGAGGACTATCTGGCGCTGGTGGTAATGGATGAGAGATTCTCTGGTCACTGCTATCTGTTACAAGCAAATGGGGTGCGGTTCGATCCGCCGAAAAAGGAGTCGCTCCGAGCTAATAAGGTGTGCATATACGAGAACTCCTTAAAATAATTCTCTGCCAGAAGCTATATAGAATAAGGGCTACAGAACAAAGTTGCATTTTGTTGACGATTTATGTTGCAGATAGTTGTCAATAGTGTATTATGCAATCAACCGAGAGGAAAACATTATGAACAACACAACAAAGCAACTACAGAAAGCAGTCGACAACGCAGGCACATTCTTCCAAGAGTTATATCTGGAATACCTAAACGACTACCTTACCATTACAAACTTCGCACTGGATAAGGGAATCACCGAAAAGCAAGCAAGGCAGCAGATTGAGATAGGACGCAAGATTCACAATCAGCGCACGGGCAAGTAGCCCCAACCAACTCCACTACCCTGCACGGTCAAACGTGCGGGGCTTTTGGGTGAAATGAAACTAATAATAGAAACCACAGCAATCGCAGTCGTGTTTTTCACGGCATCTTACACAATATTAACACTAGCACTATAATGAACACACTAATTGAATCAATTATCCTCCCCTGTCTGCTGATCGCAGTAGGGATCGTTATCAACCTCGCATGGGTAGCCGTTCCAGTAATGGTAGTCATGTGGCTTATCAAGACAGCATCATGAAAAACAAACACCAAACGACAAGCGTGCTAGTCGCCCTAGCCTACTTAATTGACAGGCAGGGACTGACACCAGACGAGATCAAGAAACTAGTCATCAAAACAGCAGAGGAGATTGGCTCATGATGGCAAGCATCTTAATAGCTGGAGGCGTGATAGTCATCTGCACGTTCGCCATCAGCACCGTAGTATTCTTCGCACTAGTCGCTAAAGACGTGTGCGAATATATGGACAAAGATTAACCTTAACCACACCCTTATATGACTGACTTAATAATATTCCAAACCGCCGTATGCGTTGTTCTCTATTGCGTTGTCTCCATACTGGAGCTAAAGTAATTGAAAATAACATACGAATTAACTTGTGCGGCTAGTCTGATATGCTAGGATGCACCTACAGAAAGAAACTACTTATGAAAACAGAAACACAACCGCGCTATGACGCGATAGAGAATGATGGGTATTACACCCTTGAGGATGGCACACGACTAGAGACAGACGACATCTGTGTCTACGGCATTGAGAACCAACCACACATCCACGAGACTGACCCCATGTGCTGTGAGATCGGATCAATGCTGGTCAAGGAGGTATGGGTCAACATCGACAGTGAAGGCTGGCGTGATGCCACCGAGGAAGAGCTTGCAGAGATCAATGATGATCGCGCATACATGGAAGACCTCGTGGATGGAATCGTAAAAGAACTCACTGACTAATACTATGAAATACACATTTGATAACACAGACAAGGAGGTCACGATCTCCGACTTTAAATTCGCTGGAGTGATGCACTGGGACTATCCTGACTACGCTGATGCATTCCTCGACTCGGCTAAGGTAGATGGACGGGAAGCCACTGAGGCAGAGCTAGACGAGATACAAGAGGATAGTGACCTTGTCTACAGCATCCTGATGGATGACATAACGCTTTATTGATAACTGCACACCCTAAACACAACCAGAAGCCCGTCTTGCTTAATTGCAGGGCGGGTTTTTTGGTCTTTACAAGATGCATACATAATGCTATGGATTTGATCAGCCATGGAAGATACCCAAGCAAAGATTAACCGACTCAGCTATTACGCTAGAGCTACAGAGGACGTAGACCACGACCCATTGATTGATGATTCAGACGAATGCCTAGCCAAGCAGTATGAATGGAGCGATGACCACATCACACTAGGTGAGGGTGGATTCCTGAGAAAGAATGTCATTGGCGATGATTTGACTGATGATCTGCTTTGATGTATAATTAACGCCATGAACCCGCGACAGAGAAAGTTTGTTAAGCTATGGCTCAGTGGTGTCCCCGCTGGGAGGGCTTACGAGCAGGCAGGCTATGGTTCAACAGGTGATGTGGCTGATCAGTGTGCATCACAGCTACTCAGAAAACCCAAGGTAAAAGAATATATTGATAAGATGAATGAGAAGACCGAGAAAGCCGCCATACTGAGCATAGCAGAGCGTAAAGAGCTGCTGACACGCATAGCCCTAGCCAATGAAGGGGAGCGCCCCAGTGATGCCATACGAGCCAGTGCTGAGCTATCCAAAATGGATGGTGCTTACGAGCATGTCGAGCAGGCTGGAGTGATCAAGATTAACATAGGAGGCACAGACTCAAGTGAGTGATGTAGAGCTGGAGATAGTCCCGCGTGAACCATTCCGCGAGTTTATCACGACAGACAAGCGTTTTCTGACTCTCGTGTGCCACCGCCGAGCTGGAAAGACGGTAGCGGCAGTGCAGAGGCTTATCTACTGCGCTTTAACGCATAAACGCAAGGGGATGGACACCGCGCCACTCCGATACGCTTATATCGCTCCCACTCAGGTGCAAGCGAAATCCATTTGTTGGGCGTATTTTCGTACATGGTGCAGCCAGATACCAGACATTAAGATCAATGAGAGTGAGCTACGCATCGATTTTCCCAATGGGGCGCAGATTAGACTGTTCTCGGGGGAGACGTTCGAGAGGATGCGAGGTCTGTATTTCGATGGTGTAATTAGCGATGAGGACGATGATATCCCTTCAGTTGCAATGAGTTACGTCATCCTTCCTTGTCTGTTAGATTACAATGGATGGCACTGTTCAATGGGAACGCCAAAGGGTCGTGGAACGCTGTATCGCAACCTCCAGAAAGCCAAGCTGGACAAGCGCCGATTCAGCTTAGTTCTCAAGGCATCGGAGTCTGGGCTGATCGATGCGGCGAATCTTGCGGAGATTAGGACGGAGATCGGTGAAGAAGCATACGCTCAGGAGATGGAATGCGACTTCTCGGTAGCTCGAGTGGGTGCAATCTACGCTCAGTGCTTCCAGAAAGCCAAGGATGATGACCGTGTATTCGACTTTAAGCCCTCTGAGAGCCATCTGGTGCATACTACTTGGGACTTAGGCAGCCCTGCCAACACTGTGACGTGTTACTGGCAGAAAGTTGACCTGACATACAGGCTAATCGACTGTGATCATGGTCTGGAGATGACAACGGCGGAGCGAGTGAGCCACATGCTCGCCAAGGGATACAACTTTGGTCAGCACTTTCTACCCCATGATGGCAAGACCAGAGGCGCTGACAACATGTCATTCGCATCTAAACTCACCGAGGCTGGCTTACCCAACGTCCTAGTGCTAGACAATGCTGGTGCTGGCGCTGAGGCGAGGCGAATACGCTCAATGCATGACCTATTCCCCCAGATATACTTCAACGAGAGCAAGCTCAACCAAGAGAACGGCATGTTTGACGCACTGATGGACTACCACTACAAGGAGACACGCATTGACGGACGTATCACAAGTCAGGTGGATCATGGCTTTGCGTCTCACTTCTGCGATGCATTCGGGTATTTCGCTGAGGCACTGACATCTGGACGGATGATGGACAACCTAACCAAGCGTGGAATAGGCAGAGCTAAGTCATCTCTAGGTCGTTCGATGCGGGGATGATGTCTTGACAAAGCACATACAATTATGTTATGAACATCGGCATGGGCGCACCAAAAGTAAAAAAACCAAAACCGATCGCACCTCAAGCACAGATGGTAGACCTCCAAGCTGAAGGCGAAAGCGGGGCATCAAACTTCGAAGCTGAGCTAAAGAAGAAGCGTAAGCAGTCACAGACCACAATGGCTGGCGAGACAGGCGGCTACGGCGGAGGAACTAAACTAGGCTAAATGACTGGCGAATCCGTAATTGCCAAGCGTGACGGGCTTAGGCGCTATAGAACACCGCACGAGCAACTGTGGGACGAGGTAGCTGAGCTATCTATGCCTCGCAAGATTACGTCTGTGGGTGGTGATGGCGCATTACCGCCAATGATCGAAAGCGCTCAACTGCACGACAGCACGCTGAGGACTGCGTCATTGATGCTTGCCAACGGATTCTGCTCTCTCGTGACCCCTCGTGAGGAGGTATGGCACAACCTGACACCACCAAAGGCTCTCAGGGATAACGACAAAGTCACCAAGTTTTACCGCGAATGCTCTGAGGAGATCACGTATCGTCTGGAGCAATCCAACTTCTACACAGAGATTCAGGAGGTATACCTTGACAGATCGTCAATGGGAACTGGTCTGGACTTCAGTGAGTGGGATACTGAGAATGACGAGCTAAACTTCCGTCATTTACCCATTGGCACGTATTACAT